ATCGGAGCATCTATATTGCCGGCAATACGTTGCATTTTAGCTATAAAATCTTGTTCGTTTTTAAGTATGAGTAAATCGTTTAGAGCTAGCTGTGCAGCGTTTATGCGTTCTTGCGTGAGCTTGAGCTGCTGGTTAATTGCATCTAACCCAGCAAATGACACACCCTGTGTCGCCGGACCGGCTATTCCTTGTATTGCTGCAGGCGGTTTTTGTGCCTCTACGTATCTAACAGCCGCTCCAGCGGCTTCCGCTAAACGTGCAGCATCTTTAACAAGCTCTAAAGTCGGAGCCAAACGTTGAAGCAATGCGAACTCTGCCTGAATTGCTTGTAGACGGAAAATAGCCAGTTGCTTTTCTACCTCAAAACGTCGTACATCTTGTTGAGCGTTTTGTTTACGAATAGTATCGTTTAGAGCAGCAACTTTTTTGGCCGTGTCAAGGTTAAGCTTGTTTACTTCGCGGGCAGTGTCTGCTTGGAATTTGGCGGCTTCTAAATCTGTTCGGAGAGCATCGAAAGCAGCGTCGCGCTTAAGCTTTGCGGCTTGTTCCGCAAGCGCCAGTTCTTGCTCTAGGAACGTACCAGCGGCTTCTGCGGCTTGGCGAGCAACATCTCGCGCTCCTGTGGGTAAACCTTGTCCGGCGGCTGCCTGTGCCTGCATGTTGGCAAGCGATAGGCTCTCTTGGCGAATACGCGCTTGAACATCAAGAAGTTCGTTTTCTTTTTGGATAACATTTAAACGTTTGTTTGAAATCTCGTCTTCTACGCGGCGGCGAATTGCAGCTATGCTATCTTCGTAATTTTCAATAAGTTCGTATCGTTGTCTATCAATCTCTTTCTGCCTTTCACCTGCTTCTGTAAATTTTTTAGTGATGTCTAAGATTTCCAGTTCTTTTTGTAATATATTTACTGCTTGTTCGCGCACTTGCGCAGGGTCAAATTTAACATCGGCATCTACGCGCAGTTTTCCGTAGCGATCCAGTACGGCCTGCAGTTCTTCAGGTTTAAATGTAGCCAATGCTTCTAGCTGCGGGCGATTCATCTGCCCGGTAGGACGATATGTTCCTTTGGTGGCCAGCTTGTTTAGCTCTTGATCTAAGCGCGCTTGGTCTGCCGCGCTTAGGTCAGCTCGCAAAGCTTCGACTCTGCCAGCCTGTGCCATAGGCTTGAAAAATTCGTTCAATTTTCCGGCAAGATCTGCAAGAGGGCCGGCGATAACGGTTTGAATTTGTACTCCAAGCTCCGCCCAGGTGCGGTTTAGACGATCGGTTTCAGAACCTAATTCACGTAGACTTTCGACGCCTGTTACTCCAATAGCTTTATACAGTTCTTGCTGAGCTACAGCGTTTGCAGTAGCGGCAAAACCGGCATCTTGTAATAATTGAAGTTCTTTTTCACGTTCACGATTAGAAATAAGAGCGCGTTCTTTAAGTGCATCAAAAGTGCTTCCTACATTGTTAAGTGCTACTCCCAATTCGGCAACTTTACTTATAAATTCATCCATAGCCGCACCAAGGGCGCTGGTGGCCACAGACAGCATTGGGCTGCCTGGAATAAAACCTCCTGCTGCGCCGCCAATTACCGCACCAGGGCCGCCGCCAAACAGCATCGGGAAGGCGCCGCCGATGATGACGTTTTCTGTCATCTCACGGCGACGGCGTTGTTGTGCTCGCCCTTGCTCAACTCGCCGCACTCGGTCGGCCCGTAGGGACGCGGGGTCCAAAGTTCCAGAGGTTACACGCTGTTCTGCGCGATACTGCTCCATCAAGAGTTTGTTCTGTTCTCGAATTATCTGAACGCTGCGCTGGTCGATTGTTTGTTGTTGACGTTTAGTCGCTGTGATGTCTTGTTCTGTGCGTAGCGTCTGTGCTTGCAGTCCGATAAGTGTGCGTTCAGATCGTTGCAGTGCGGAAGCGGCGGCCTGTTGGATACGCGCCTGCTCGTTGAGCATTGTGCGGTACTGCTCCATTGCAGTTTCTGTGCGCCCGCCTGGAAAGAGTTGGCCGCGAGTGGGTACCTGCGCTAGTGAGTATTGGCCGCCCGCCAGTTGGCGCTCCCGGGCGACGAGTTCTGCACTGCGCTGGCGTGCTATGTCGGCGCTGCGGCGGTTTTCCTGGAACTCCTGTAGACGAGCTTGGATCTGCGACTGACTTCCCAAAACGCCGGCTTTACTAGAGCGGGCGATGCGATCGAGATTGTTTGCCCACTGCTTAGTCTGGTTAGCAACTTCTGCGGCTAGGCGTTCGTACTCTGCAAGCTCAGCGTTTATTTGACCCTGTAGCTGTAGATCTTTTTTCTGCTGTATTTCACGAGATTTAAGAAGAGCTACACGCCGGGCTACTTCGGTGTCACGTACATCTTGAGGTTGAAGACCTTGGGCTTGACGGATAAGATCCGTAATGGCTTTTTGCTCACGTCGCTGTTCTTTTTGTACTGTGACAAGTTGCTGTGCAGCTACGACAGCCTCTTCCGTAGAAGAATGGAAAGCCCCGCTCTCTTTAACGGCGTCTTTTAACTGATTATTAAGTTGGTTTAGAGTGCTGCCTGCAACTAGCGACTCAAACGTAGCTTTTGTAGCTTCTAATTCAATGTTTAATCTGCCGATGTTGTCAACAATACCTGCAATTTTTTCCGTTGTTTGTTTACCTACAGCTTTATCTATAGCCGCTCCAAGGCCGACTGTTGCGCTGCTGGCTTTAAGTATTTGAGGCGCAAAGGCCATTGCAGCTACCGCTGCAAGACCAAAGGCGTTCGGAATGTTGCCTACTTGGGCGAGAATATCCGTAATTACACCTGGAACACCGCCAAGTGCTCCGTTTACTGCCGCTCCAGCGGATGCCGCAGCAGCACCAAGAATCCCAAACTTTGCCCCGAGGCCCCCAATAGATGCTGCAGCTTTACCGGCACCTAGAGTGATCGCCCCCAGAGCACCGCGTTCACCTACGCCTCGTAAAGTCGCACCTAACTTATTGAACTGTTGTTGGGCGTTCTGTAAATTTACTTTTGCCGATATATCACCAAGTTTATCTAATGTTGTTTGCAGCTTTTTCAGCTGCGACTCAGCTTGGCGCGTATCGGCATTTACCTTAATATTGGCGTTGTAATCGGCCACCGACCTGTCGTACCAGCGTAAAAACAGTCTACGGCGTAAAAAAGCCGCCGGGTTAGCGGCGGCGTCTGGCCTTTTCGAGTTCCTTTTGCTGGTCCTCGTTCAGGATTTGGAAGTAGGCGCTCCAGCCAAGGAGTTCTTCGGCGGTCATCATGCTGCGGACTTGACCAAGGCTTAGTCCCAGCTCCTTGGCGACGCCGAACTGGAGCATGAGCCAGTTGTCCTGGCGAAGCTCCTTGGCTAGTTCTTGGGGTCGATGGGCTCGGCGTCGTCAGTCAGGATCGCCAGCATCAAAGCTTGCAGATCCTTGTCCTTGACTTCGTTCTTCAGCACATCTACTTCGCCGGCGCTGAACAGCTTGGTGCCGTTCTCGTCAAGGGCTTTGGCGATCAACAGTTGAAGGGCGAAGGCGTTGGCGTCGTCAGACTTGGCTTGCTTTTGGGCGCGTTCGCGCTCAGCCATCGTCAGTGGTGCCACCCACATTTCAAAAACACTGCCGTCAGACAGCTCTACTTGCTTTTTGACCGGCTCCAAGTTTGCTGCTTTACGCAGGCGATCAATGGCGCGGACTGGAGTTGGGGCAGGCATAGAGTCCTGATGTTCTCGGTCTACTGTAGCGGACTAGACATAAAAAACCCCGGCGGTTAGGCCGGGGTTGCTGAACCGACTGCTCCAGCAGACTATCAGGCAGAAGTGCTGAAGTCGAAGGTGGGGGTGCCGGCGGGACGGAAGTTGACGGTCACCGATTGGGCGTCGTCGGGGTTGATGTTCAGGCTGGCCGAGGTCAGCACTGCATCGAAGGCGATGGAGCGGCTGAGGCTCTCGCTCAGGGTGCCGCCGCTGAACACGCGGTCGGTGTAGAGCTTGAAGGCGGCGCCGGTTTGCTGGCGCTGCAGCACATCCTCAATCATGCGGTTGGACAGGGCGGCGTCCTCATTGGTCATGTAGACCGTTGCGGTGCCGGTGCCATCGCCGAAGCCGGAGATGTAGCTGCGGAAAGGAACGTACTGGCCAGGGGTTTGGCCGATGGTGGTGACGTCAATTTCAGCGCGGCTGATCTCGAAGCTCCAGTCGCGGACTTGGCCGACAACCGCAAAAGCGGCGTAGGCGACTTGGAACTCGTTAGGAGCAGCGGCGGTGCCGTCGTCGGTGATATCAAGTGCAGCG